AGAGCGACACGCTACCTTTGACACGGTTGAGGGGGATCGAGACGACGCCATCCGTCTACTGGCCGCCCACAAGTGGGAGCTTGCAGAGGGTGGCGAAGCGCAAAGCGAAAGTAGTCAAGGCGGTAACGTCTCGTTTAACACGGTTACGGGAGAGTGGGAAGCGAGCCTTTCGGAAACGCGATACGGGCGGATGCTCTCGGACCTATACCTACGGAATCGTCAGGGACTTGCCATCGTTATCTCATAGAATGACTGTAGTAGAATGAAAACACTTATGGTGTAAGTGGTGGTGGTGGTTATGGGAGAAGAACAATCCCAAATCGGAGTAGTAACGGCCCGGTTGAACTGGAGCAAGTCGCATGCGAACAACGTCCAGCCGCAGATACCGCTTGATGACCTCCCCGTCGAAAAAAGCACGCAGTACGAGTTTACCGTTGAATCACTAACGGATAAGGCATCAACGACGTTTATGATGGAAACGCAATCATCAGAAAAGCAAGTGACGATTCCAGCGCGGATTGTCCGTGAGATAGACCTTAGGCCGGGGAAGCGAATTAAGCTGCGTGTTAGCGAGCCGAATCAAGAATGGGGCGGTATCGCAGAAATAAACGCCGATGAAAGTGTGCTTCTTGGGTCTACCCAAGCTAGAAAGGATGCATCAAGTTCTGACGGCGTTGACTCTCGTCTAAGCGGGACGCACTTCAAGAAATATGTTGGACAGTTTGACCACTTTGGTCTACAAAACGAAAGTAACCGGAAGCGTACCGTAATCATGCCACAAACGGTAAACGTAGGGATTAGCTTCCCGATTGAAGCCCGAGAAGAACTTAGGGTTAACGGCGGAGATAACATTTCCGTTTACGGGTTGAATATTAAGAATAGTGCAGCAAAAGATGCCTCAACTAATGGTGGCTGGCGGGCGGGGGAGATTAATGGACTCTCTGATAAAGAACTGTTAGTTGAGACACGCAACCGCATAGATGAGGTTCTGGAGCGGATTGATGACTAAGGTAGAATGTGACCGCTGTGGGCATTCGTGGAAGTATAGCGGCGCGTTGCAGATGGCAACCTGTCCAAGTTGCCAGCGAAAAACGCCGGTAGAAGCGGCAGAAGAGTAGTTGCCAATACTGTTTTATGGCGAGCCGTGTCGTATAACGTATGGCACTTACCGCCGAAGTAGACGCGAATATCACGACGGACATGGGGTCAAAAGCCATGCGTGGCGTGCGTCAGTACCTCCGAGATGGGGCCGAGAGAGGCCACGCCGAAGCGGTGGATCGGGCACCCGTTGACAGAGGCACCCTACAGCGGGCGGTTGCCGAGTTCATGCCGACGTGGGACGGTGACACGCTCAAGTGGGGCGTCAGAGACATACCTTACGCCAAACCGATGGAGTTCGGAACGGGACCGTACTATCCACCCGTGCAACCCCTGCTTGACTGGGGGCAACGTGTTGCCGGTGACGAAGGGCTTGGGTGGTACGTCGCACGGGTCAAGATACCAGAGGAGGGTATCACGGCACAGCCATATATCTGCCCCGGCCGGGATGCACAAACCAAGTGGTATCGCTCACACTCGGCGCGTGAGTACATCAGGCGCGAATTATGAACGGTGGCACGGAACTCACGGATGAAGAGCGTGAGCGGTACGATAGGCTCATAGAGGAGACGCCAACGAAAGACCTGTTGCTCGAAATCATGATGGAGGTAAAGACGTGCCGCTACTATCTTGAGCAACTAGCCGGCGTGGAGGACGACATGGATGCAGAGACGCCAGAGGAACCACGCTATGCCTGTCGGACGTGTGGCACGGAGGTACGGGAGAGCGACCGCAGGGACCACCTCACGGACGCCCACAATGCGCCAAGTGCTATACCGTTGGACGGAGAGTATGACAGTATATGAGTGCCACCACGTCGGCCGTCGCGCCGGTTGACGCGATTATTGACCTATTAGAGGGTGCCGATTCGTCGGATTGGACTAATGCCGACCCAAACGTGTTTTCGTGGTGGGATCGCACCCAACAGGAACGCGGGCCGGGTGACGGGCAACCTGCCGAGTTGTATGTCTGGATGCCCGTGGCGACGAACATAGACCGCCTAAGCGCGGATGCAGAGGTGTTGATTGAAGATAGCACCGTCGAGATATGGGTGTTTACGCTTGACGAACTTGAGACACAAGAGTACGCCCGAGACGTTATCTTCTATCTGTCGGACTATATGAACGACAATGAGCAAGACACGGTATTCCATAACCTTGAGCCGTCGGGCGTGGAGGACTTTCGAGAGCAGAAAATCACGGAGCGCACCGACCACTACGTCTATACGGTGGAGATGAGCTTGCGGAAAATCACGGACACGTCGAAGGCACCCTGAGATGAACGGGCAACTAAGTGTACACGCGAGAATAACTGAAACGAATGAGAGTTGGTCATGAGTACACGCACGTATCACTTTGGAACGCACGCTTGGCGGGGTGAGTGTCGCGTGTCTAACAGCGGTGTGTTGGAGCAAATATTCCAATACGGATATGCCGCGTTAGTCACCCTGTTAGTGTTTGGTGTCGCGTATGACAATCCGGGTATGTCGGGAGAGACAACGGCGCTAATGGTTGGCTTCGGCGTGTTAGGAATCCTTCTAATCTTCGGCATCCGCGTGGAGTATCTAAAAGTGGGACCGATTGAGTTTCAACAGGGGTCGAACCCCCGTGGTCGGGCGCGTGCAAATGATGGGGAGGATGCACCAGAGGAGTGGCGTGAGCGGAACAGATAGGCCAACCGCTTTAGTGGCGTGTGCGTAAGAACGGCATAGAGCAATGACACAGGACGAGATTTACGCGCTCCAAGATTTCACCACGCTTGACCTTGAGACGGACGAAATGACTCCACAGACGACGCCCGTTGCGGGCATTCAGAACGTGGAGATTATGCTTTCGTTCTCTCACGAGGACTTGTTCACGGCCGACACCATCAAGCGGGAGGACGTACTGCAGCACTCGGCCACCGTTCCGGTTGATATTGGGTTCACGTTTTGGGATGGCGAGTTTGCCAAGCAGGTGCTTGGCGGATCGGGTGGCACTTCCGGTACGTCGCTTGCCGACGACAGTTCACCCCAGCGATTCCAGATTAGCGGAACGTTTGCGAGTCGAAACGCGGCCAACGAGGTTGACCTAACGGTTGAAGGGATTACGTTTGAGGAGATTCCCCTCTTCATGGGTGAACAGGGTGGGTTTACGTCGTGGGACATTAGCGGCGTTGGTGACGACGTGACCACCTACGACGTGGCCGCGCCCGCCTAACGCCGGAACTACTTTCTTAGTGGGTGCAAACATGGGTGTATGGCAGACGCCGAAGAGACTGCAGACGACTATGACGCTAAGGCCGCCGAACTAACCCAACAGGCCAAAGAGACGAAAGACGCCCAAGAGGAGGCACACGCGGCCATGCTTGACGCCGTGGCCGAAGGTGAGGAGTTCCAAATTGAAGATTACGAATGGGTTGAACTCGGCTCGGCAGAACTCAAGGTCAAGACGTGGTATCCGGGCGACTTGCTGAATAACGTGGCCGACCGGCAAGAGGAGGTGAGTAAGGACGGCGGGGATAGCGTCCGCCAGTATATTGAACTCAACATAGACATTCTCACGTCACAGACCGAGGTAGTGCGTGCGGCCGGATCGGAGTGGACGGAAAAGGCACAAATTCGGTCGTTCTTTGAGAAATTCTTTGAGCGGTTTGGGTTGACGGGTATAGAGCGGGCCATAGACAGGGTGTCTGCCCCCGTGTCCGACAACTCGGATGAAGAGGACGTAATGAAATCCTTTCGCTCAACGTGACCTTGCGGCCACCTACGGAATGGCCCTTAGTGCGTTCGGTGGAGGGTTGCACGAGTTCCTGAATCGGCCGGAGACAGAGCAACGGGTGACGATGCTCATGGCACGGAAGGCCGAAGCGTGGCGTGTTGAGCAACTTGCCAAGATATTTGGCGGGTAGAATAGGCGAATGACTTAGGGACTGTCGGGTTGACGTGTAGGTATGGCAAAGCGTCTCCTTACGTTCATCCTCGCAGGCATGGCCCTTTGGTTCCTCTGGATAGTGTTTTTCGGCCACCCCGGAGAGGTACTGACGTGGCTCTTGGTTGGGATAATCGCGTTTGTCGTTTACAGCGTTGTGTGGGGAAGTGAACAGGCGGCCGACAAGCTCACGGGATAATGGCTGAGGACGTAGCCGACATTACCGTAGCGGTTGACGCGGCCGGAGCAGAGATGGCCGAGACGAAACTGCAGGGTGTTGAGGACCAACTTGGTGATACGGCCGACGAGATGGACGACACTACGGACGGGTTAGGCGCACTTTCCGAGCGGTGGGGAGGCGCGGTGACGGCGATTATGACCGGCCTGTCCGTGGCGACGGCTGGCCTTCTCTCGCAAGTCCCGGTTATCGGACAGACGATGGACTTGCTTGGCGGGATTATTGAGCAAATCGCGCTTAAGATAGACTCCGATCTTCGCCCGTCAACCACGGGACTTCACGAGGACTTGGCCGAATTGCAGGGGGAAGTGGCCGACTCGGAAGGGACGTTTGACGCACTCGACACCGCCCTTACTGGCGTCAACAATGCCTTTGACGCTTTTACCGTTCAAGCAATTCAGAGTAAGATAGAAAGTCTGACTGGTGTGACGGTGCCCGCCAACTGGTTAGACTTTGGCTTGAATGTGCTGCAGTTAGACTTTGAGGGGACGCTTGACGCTATGCAGAACTCGTTTGACGACTTCAAGAGCGACATTATCACGTTGGCTGCAAGCCTCTCACCCGCAACGAAAGAGCAAGTCCGCGATTTCATTAACGACTTCACCGACTTGGGGGGCGACTTGAAAGATGCCGGGAGTGGCTTGATAAGCGACTTTGCCACGGGTATCACCAACACCGTCTCTAAGGTGGCGAGTGCGGCCGGCGACATAGCTGGCGAAGTATCTGGTGGTGTGACTGGCGTGGTTGACAACGCACTTGAATGGGGTAACGAGTTGGTGGAGGATTTCGCCACGGGAGTTGCCAACCTTGCCGGGCGGGTAGCCTCGGAGGTGGGCAACGTCACGGGAGACGTTGTGACCGAGTTTACCGACTTAGTGGACGACGCTACCCAATGGGCCAAGGACATGATTGACGAGTTCGTCAAGGGACTCAAACAGGCATCCAGTCGGTTGGCCGAAGGCGTCAAGAAACACGTTGCACAGACTATCCGTGACCACCTGCCCGGTTCCCCTGCGAAGGTGGGGCCACTCTCTGACTTGGACCAGACCGGGCCGGGACTTGTCGACACCTTCGCCGGCGGGATAGAGGCCAACGTCGGGACAGTCGAAAGTGCCGGTGACTCACTTGGGCAAGCGGCCGATCCTGCAGGCGTGCCGTCGCAAGCGGGTGGCGACGTGTCCGTGTTTATCTCCGGGCGACAAGTGGAGGACGGTACTGCGCAATACCGCGACGATGCCGTACTTAACAGGGGGCGTCCCCAGTAATGGACGCTACGCTTGAGCGGAACGGCACAACAGTCAACGTGCCACTTGTGCAAGGGTCGCAAAGCCCCCTATTAAGTAGAACTACGGGCAAGCCCCACCTTACTATACGGACGACGGGCGCGGCAGATCCATACTTCCGTGACGACTATAGCGGCATTCAATCGTTCAACCTTGTCGGGAGATTCGCCGGGGGTGCCGCGTTTGACGATGCTATCACACTTGCGGATATGCTCAAGAACCACGGACAAGGCAACCCGATTACGTTCAACGTCCCGCTTGACGAGTATGATAGCGATATAAAGGTAGTGCCGGCGGGTGAGCAACAGCGTGCAGCGGCGTTTACCTACTTGCCCGGACGCAAGGATTACGTCACGGTTGATGTGAATCTGACTCGGGTGTCGGAGTATCGTGGTGCCGATAGCGTGGAGAGTGACCTACTAAGTAACACCCCGACGGCAAGCGGAACCGGGCCAATCCAACTTTCGGACGGGAGTACGACCGTTGACTTGGTAAAAGGTGTCGAGATAGAGCGCACGGTCGGGCGGCCGAACTCTACGTTGAACCGGACGACGGCCGCACAATACCCGGCGTATATTGACAATATCAAGACGGCATACGATTACTTTGACGTTCGAGTGACGATTAAGGACGACACCACGGCCCAAACCGTGCGCGAACTTAATGGCCTCATCAACCAACGTCTTGGCCACTCTCCCCTCTCACTCACCTTCAATGGACTTTACGGGATGGGTTCGTTTGACGTGGTGCCGGAAGGATCGGACGCCCAACGCGACGTTCGGAACGCGGGGAGCGAAGGTGTCTCGGTGGTGCCGTCAATAGGACTTAGGCGCGTGGGGACGGTGGGGTAATCATGCCTGCATGGACTGTTGACGTTGACGGGGTGGAGGAACCCAATCAGTTTTACGTTGAAATCAAAGATACCGCTAACCCGTTTGGTGACGTGGCGGTTGTCTCAATCCACGACAGAGACGGCACGCGCTTTGATGCCTACGAGCCGGGGACGCCGATAGATATTTTCATCTATCCAGACGGACAGGGCGACACGCTACTCGTGCAAAGTGGCGACACGGAGACAATAGCGAGTGGTGAGATATTCAACTCTGGCCGCGCCTTGATTGGGGGACAGGCGAACATTGCCGGCCAGCTTAACGTTGACACGTCCATCTCCCGCACCCTTCGATTCCCCGGATTCGTTGCCGACAGAGACGAACGTGAGGAGAACGGCAACGACATTCTTGACGTAACCGTTCATACGTATGACCAACTCTTGCGCGGTGAGGTAATTCAAGAGGACTTGAGCGGCCAGTCTATCTCGTCGGCACTTAACACGATAGTTACGGAATACACGCCTGTTACGTGGAACGCCAGCAACGTGACCGTGGTGGACGATAGGGACTTGACCCAATCCTTCCGTGGCGAAAAGGTGGAAAACGCCTTGCTTGAACTGTCGTTCAAGAGTGCCGCAGAGGGGTTTGGCGTCAACCAAGACTTAGAGTTTTTCTTCCGCCCGATAGAAGCCTCGCCCGCGCCCCGAGACGTTGGCCCGGCAGAGATATTCGACGTGGAGATAGAGGAGGACGGCCGTGCCGCCCCCAACGAAGTGACCGTATTCTATGACGACGGCAACCAGAGTGTGACGGTTGACCGTGGAGCCGAAAAGATACTCCGGCAAGAGCAACTTGGGACGGATCGGCCAGTTGCGAAAGCGGTGGAACTCTCCCGCCCAGATGTGACCACGATAGACGACGCGCGGGACATCGGGGAGCGATACTTAGAGAATCGCGCGTCTCGCTTCCGTGGGAAGGTGACGACGTTTGACCTGTTTGACGCCGAGATAGGTGACGTGATTAACGTCCGGTCGGTGAGCAAGGACTTAGACGATGATTACCGTGTTGCGGCTATTGAGTATATCGACACGTCCGAGACACGGGTAACAATAGTTGACCAACGCACGGACCAAGACGAACGCTTGGTTAATCTCGGCGATTCTGTTGATCGGATTGAGACACGCGACGTTGACCGTGACGCAATCCGCAATCGCGTGACCAATACGGAGGTGCGTGCCTTGCTAGATACCGAAGCGACGGCCGGCGGGACAACCGTGGATACCACGCAGACGCGGTTTACCAACACGGGGCGGACGAAGATACGGGATGCGTGGGCCGGTGGTGCGACACTTGACATAACAGAGATAGCCGTTGGGTCGGATAGCACAAACCTCAACCGAACCAACACGGCACTTGAGAGTGAGACGGAACGGGTGAGCGCAAGTCAGTCACTCCCCACCGCGCAGAGTGTCACCTATGACGGCACGCTATCGCAGAATCGTAACGTCTCCGAGATAGGCCTGTTTGACGCTGCAGGGGATTTGGTTGTCCGGGCGACGTTTGACCCGTTCGTGCAAACGGACACGGTGAGCGTGACCGTGGACGTGCAGAACGACCCGGACGTGCCAAAGTCCGTATTAACGGAGGGTGGACAGACGGCCGTGCGTGATATAATCGCGGACAACACGCCGGCCGTGCCGGATGCGTATGCGTATGGGTCTGACGACACCGACCCGACAGAGACGGACACGGCGCTCGGCAACGAACTTACGAGTCAATCCCTGTCTGAAATCCTAATCCAGAGCGCGGCCACGGCAGCACAGTGGGCCGAGTTGACGAGTATCGAGGACACCGACCCGTTGACAACAGCAAACGGCCAGCTTGAACTCCTACAGTCTGCGTTTACCCAACCTGACGAGGATGCCACCACGGAGGGGAGTGTTGGGTTTGTCTCTGACGCGAAATATACGAACTCTGGAGCTGAAAACATTTCTGACACAGGCCACGCTGTGATATTCACGTTTGACGTTGAATACACGATTCCAGAAGCAGACTTTGACCTGTATGTGTTGATTGAGACAAGCAACCTGCCGGCCGTGGATTTCACGGTTATTGACCCGGACGGGAGTTCTACCAACGTCTTTAGTTTCAACAATACTGGTGGGTCTATCGGATATGATTGGGCCGGCGTGACTGGCGACGACTTTGGGTCATCTGAGTGGGACGGTGGGGACATCACGCCCGGCACATACGAGGTTCGGATTGAGCAAACAAGCGCTAACGGAAACCTTATCATAGACGGCATTGCGCCACTCGACAACCGCTATACGTACACGTTTGATAACGGGAATGGCCACAAGGACGGGCCGGAACTCTACCCGGACCAAGTGATAGAGGCGTTCACCACGGCCACCACGTCGCGCGACGTGACGGAAGCCAACTTTACGAGTACGTGGAACGACACGAGTGGGAATCAGTATATTGAGATTGCCAACGACGGGAGTACGTTTACCCGGTTTGATAACAGTTCATCGGGGAGTACGACGTTCGCAGGTGCCGAGACGGGCGTTGATACGATTGTATCGCTCTCACGCTATGGCACGCAAACTGACACGCCAACCTCGGGTATTAACGGCCAAACCATTGACGACTATAACCTGTTTGCTAACCCCGACGCCGTGGCGCCCGCAGACATAGACGCGACGGATACGCAGGTCATTATCCCACCGGGGACACTCACCGGGAGTACCGTCAAAGAAGGCGGCATCAAGTCGTCTGGTGGCACGCTCTTGACCCGATCCGTGTTTGCCGGGATAGACATTACGGCCAACGTGCAACTCGTGAGTTCCGAGCGGACACAGTTTGCCAACACGACTTAGGGCAACACATACGGGGGTTGGGGCGTGACATAGCGCAATGGCAGATAAAGAAATCCGCTTGGGCGATATTGTCTCGGGCGATATTCCCTCACCGGATGCAAAGTGGGCGATTGACGGAAGTGGCAACCTCGTAATCACCACGCCGAACGGCCAGTATCAGGTTGATACGACACTTGACTTTGACGACCAAACGACCGATCCTGCCTCTAATGGCGAGATGCAGCGCAACGGAACGGACGTGAAAGTCTATTCTGGTGGTGCCGTTCGGAATCTAAGCGACGTTGGCGCGGGCAGTCCCGGCGGGTCTGACACACAACTGCAGTATAACGACGGGGGTGCGTTCGGTGGGATTGCCGGGTTCACGTATGACGACACCGCAACCACGCTCACGGGAATCCCGCCGATTGATGCCATACTCACGCTTGCGGACCAAGCCACAGACCCAACCGCCAACGGCGAGTTTGCGCTGAATGGGTCGGACGTAAAGGTGTTCTCTGGTGGGTCGGTCAAGAACTTGAGCAACATCGGGACGGGGAGTGGTGGCGTGGACGTGGAGGACGACACCACGCTTGTCGTGTCCGGGTCGACAGCGATTAATTTCGGGACGGGGTTGGACGTGACAGACGACGGCGACACCACCGCCACCGTCGACGCGACTGGTGGGGGCGCAACAGACGATTCACGTATTCAGATGTTTGCCCGACGTGGGGTGAGTGCATAAATGGCCGTCAATGATACTGTGGTGGCGACGGGTGAGGCCGTGGCCGACGCAGGCGACTTTATCGTTGACGGATCGGATGCCGTGGGAACTGGCGCGGCCGAAATCAAGGAGCTTGGTGGGACTGGCGCGGCCGATATTTACCGCGAGACTGACCCGGACGGTGACACCACGTTTGAGGTGAGCGTGTTGATTGACCAAGTGACCGACAACTGGCATAGCCAAGGTAACGCGCTTGTTGTGTCTACGTCGGAGAATCAGCGCATTCGAGTGAATAACACGTCGGGGGCGGCACAGGATTTCTATGCCGTTGGCTTTGAGGTGGACGACTAAATGGGTCTGATTAACGGCGGATTGCGAAATGGCGGATTGCGTAACCTTACAGAGATTTCTGCGATACCCGACAGCGTAGTAGCGCAGTCAAATCTAATCGCTTGGTATCCTTTTGAAAATTCAGCAACCGATGAAACATCTGGCGACTCCAATTTCGGAGACACATCCGATTATAGTGGTACAGTTAGTGGTGCGACGGAGCAATCTTCTGGCGGTGTTGTGGACATTTTGACTCAATCTGTGGATAGCGGTGTTTTTTCTTTTGATGGGACTGATGACTACCTCACAATGCCATCTGGAATTTATAATTGGGGGAACGAATCCTTTAGCGTCTCTTTTTGGGCGAACCCTGATACATTACAGAATAGTTGGGTTGTGAGCATTATGGGTACTGATTGGAAAGTTCAAACGGCAGATGATGGTTCCATAAAATTTGCCATTGTTGATAAAAATATAAACTTTCCGTCAGCCGAAACCACGTACAGCAGTAACACATATCAGTTTTTTGTGGTGACATCTGACGCCGCCTCTGGCGACATTCAGATTGCTAAAGATGGTGCTGTACAAGACACAACGTCTACACCGGGTGTCAGATTTGTGCAAAATGATACTTTTTCTGTGGGGAGGAGACGGGATAATAATTCTAACCATTTTGATGGTCTGATTGACGATGTGAGAATTTATAATAAAAAATTGACAGCGACCGAAATATCTGACATTTATAACGCGACCAAACCATAGTCGGTGTCCCCATCTAACACGGCGGGGGTATCCAGATAATGACTGTTCACAGATTCCGACTGTATCATAGCGTGGCCGGTGAGTCTGACTTACGGCCGTGGCTTGGGCAGTTCACGCAGAACATCAACGCGGCACTCACGGGCGAGGTAGACAAAGAGCCAACCACGCTTCGGGAGACGATAGACGGCCAGCAATACTATGCGACGGATTACGCCTTTGAGTGGGACGAAGGCAAGGCGCACTTTTGGGGCAACGTGACGGTGTATGCACGCGATTACTGTGACTGGTATCGGATGGGGTATCACGAGTGCGACCACGACGAAACCGACGTTAGCGGGTCCAATTGCAGTTGGCAAGACCAAGCCGAGAATGGCACCGTCCCGGCATATGTTGAGGATATGAGTCCCTAAAGCTCCACTTTCAGTTACACTCTGCATACATGGCTGAAGTATAATGCAAACACCCGTGTAGCAGAGGCTGTAATGCAACCAGACATTACACGCCGAGAGGTACTGATAGGTATCGGGACGGCAACCGCAGCGGGTGGTGCGGCGTTGGCCACGAGTGACACAGCCAGCGCACAGACGGATGTGAGTGGCTTGGACGTGGCGGAC